TTCAAGTGTAAAACCAGTATCAGGGAGAGTTACATCGTAAGTTACTCGATGTTCCTCCTGGGCCTAGAGGTGGTTGTCGGCGTTGCCGCAACCACAGGCTGCTCCTACCTGTGGTACACCATGTCCAACATGTTCGTTGACATGGAAGTGAACAGGTGGTTGAGCGAAGCGAGTGCGACCAGCAGGGCTGATGCCCTAACGGTCAAGCAGGAGTTCACGCGAGCTGAAGCGCGCACAGCGGCATTGGTTGCCAACCATACACACGCCGCAAGCGCAGCTGAACGTTCGTCTGCTAGTCTTCTGATGAGAGTCATTGCCGAAGGAATTGGTCGCAGACCATATTATTTCCAAGGCAGTGGATCGGACGCACGGGCCGGAAGGGCGTACTCACGTACGTACTTCTGGGCCAAAGACTTGATGGCACCCTATCAGGAGTTCGCTCCTGACCCCACCGATGTCATTTCGATGGTTGACGTAGATTACTATGTCGATGATCTCGAGGAGATGATGGTGGAAAGGTTTCAGCCATATTTGCTGTACACCCTTGTACCTTCCTCAGCTGGCAAAGACAGCGGGGATTATGACTACCGTTTCCTTCAGGACGGCAGGGTCGAGTACGGGGTGAGTGGTGGCGGAAGATACTGCCACCACATTTGGAACTGGGACGGAGACAGCCTACGAATCATGACAAAATTCATGGGCTTTAACGTTGCGATGGCGTGCTATTACGTCGAACGCCGGCAGATGGGCCCTGACCATCAGCTGGTGCTTCTACTGCCTAGCGTCCGCACGTACAATCCGTTCTGGATCTGGCTGGCAAAAGATCGAGTCGCTGCCAGAAAACTGGAGCGTTTCAATCCCATCAGCGGAAAGTTCGTGAGATTCTATGCAAGCAAGCCGCAAGGTCTTGACGTGGTAACCGGCATTGTCGAAAACTACGCCTCAAGTACCGTGCCAGCTAGCGTAGACTCTATTATTGCGAGCACGGCGCGTACGATTAGTGGCAAACTGACCCGTCAGACAGTACTATCCAAATTGGATGTGGAACTCGAGGGCAGAACCATTTCTCGCATCGCGTCAGAAATACTCTTGGAGTTTCACCTTACCGGGGCCCCCACCAAAGAAAGAATTTCGCTGGTGGATTCGGTTCGACGGTTCCAATGGATTCCAAGAGAGGCAGATTACGACGAGGACGCCAAGGCTGGAATGACAGCGTTCATGAAACCGCTGGTGCATGGGGCATTTGTCCCAGACATCTGCAGGAACAATGAAGAACGCATGGTTAACAAGCGGGTGAAGGAGCAGACTAGCAAGGAATTGCATGTCAGCAAGTTCATGTTGGACGTGATGGATGAGTTTATTGGACTCCTCATCCCTGACGACATGGCACATACCTTACACCCGGTTGATGTCGAGGAAGTCTACAAGCGACAGAATCGACCCAGCCAGCGTGCAATTTTAGCGGAGGCAGAACACACGCAATCCACCGGAATGACGAGACAGTTCGTCAAGAGGGAGGCTTATGGCCGGGTGAATGATCCTAGAGGGATCTCAACTATCTGTGGACCAGATAAGATGGAGTTCTCTCAGTTCATGTATGCGTTCGTTGACACAGTTCTGAAGCACCAGAAATGGTACGCGTTTGGCAAGACCCCACTGGAGGTTGCCACACGTGTGGCTGAGGTAGCGGAAAGTGCAGATGTTAACGGAGCTAACAAGGACTTCGAACGAATGGATGGAAAGCACAGCAATGTGCTCCACTTGTTTGAAAGGAAAGTGTACACCCGTGCCTACAGACGTGAATACCACAATCGTCTGGTTGCGGCGATGGATAAACATCACCACTTGAAGGCCCGTACGACGTTTGGAATCACATACCAAACCGAGTGGCACCGCTTATCGGGCGGTGCCGACACCTCCGGTGGAAATACGTTGGATACTGCATTCATCGCTTTCCTCACCTACCGCATGCAAGGGTTATTGGCTCTTGGTGCCTGGCGCAAGCTCGGCATATATGCTGGTGATGACGGCTTTGACACAGACTGCATCCCCAAAGTTGCTGCAAAAGCAGCTGCTAGTGTTGGTCAAGTTCTTGACATTAAGGTGGTCAAGATAGGAGAGCCAGGAGTGAGTTTCCTAGCCAGACGTTATGGGCCCGACGTTTGGTACGGAGACAACACGTCCTGCTGTGACATACGAAGACAAGTGGCAAAATTTCACACAACAGTGAATTTGCCCGGCAAAGTCTCGAAGGAACAGAAGCTACAGGAGAAGGCCTTTAGCTTTGCACTGACCGACAAGCACACTCCGATTATAGGTGAGTTCGTGACACGCGCGTTGGAGATATTTCCATTGAAGAAAACAGAGTTCAAGAATGAGCTCCGAATCTGGGGAGTGGAAATGGATGCCAACAAACAATACCCCAATGAGCCAGCAGCATGGATGGACGATATCGTTGCTGCTGAGCTGTCGGACTTTGATCTTTCTCGTTTTAGAGAATGGCTCAGACAAGCTGATGGCGGATCAATTTTCGATCCCCCGCAGTTTGCTGAACAGCTACCCGCAAATCCCAAACCTGGTTTGTTCGCCCTTGACGGTGACATCCACGGTAAACGGGACATGGGATCAGCTAAACAGCCAGCTCGACGAGATCAAGGAAAGTCTGATGGCAAGGCTCATTTCCGAGCTAGAAAGCCTAAAGCGGAAAGAAATTCGCGC